AACAATTCCAAAGCTGAAGCTCGTCCAGTCTACGCCTAGGTACATCGGTAGGTTTAAAACCACGTTGTATAAATGCCGTAATCGGGAGACGATAGAAGATCGCACCGTTTTCCATAATTGCATGGAACAAAAGCGATTTACCAGTGATTGAGCTAATGCCGAAAATAATACAGTCTTCAACTTCGCCATGATGACTTTTAAGATCATATAAATACTCTCTCCTTATTTGAGCATATTCTACAGGAATATTTGCATTTAAGTAAGCCATAATTAATCCTCATTTTATACTTCCCCAACTGTCTCCTTCTTCGTAGTCAACCTTGTTGGGTATTTCAAGTCTGACTGCATCTTCCATAATTTGTTTTATCTTATCAGCATGTTCTTTTGATTCAACTGATACATCCAACTCATCGTGTATTTGTATGTGAGCTATTATACCTTCTTTGTAAAGTTCTAACATTGCTTTTTTTGTCATATCTGCTGCAGATCCTTGTATGAGTTTATTTAAAGCTTTGTAGGTCATGGCTCTTCTAGATGGATTTTTATGCCAATAATTTTTTTGCTTAGTATCTTTACCATCTTCATCAAGTATGGTCGGTCCCATCTCTTGTAATTCCAACATCCTATCGTAATCTTCAGCTGGCACATATTTACCCCAGTCACTGCCACGTAGTATTGGTTCCCATCTTGGGAATCTACACCTACGTTTTAAAAGAGTTTTTATTTCACCTTTATTTTGTGCAGCCGACATGACTTTATTCATGAGTTGTTTAACAAAGGGAACTTTAGTGTGATATTTATCAAATAACTCATCAGCCATTTCTTTTGACACTCCTAACTCTGCCTGTAATTTAGCTTTACCCATACCATAAAAAAGACCCAAATTGATCGTTTTCGCTTGTGTTCTAGGGATCTGTGCCATGTCTGCTACGATTTGATGAAAGTCTGTACTATTATCAGATTCGTAAGAGTCTGCTATCGTATTAACAGAGGGTAGTTTAAATTTAAGAGCATAGTGTGCAACAAGTCTTGGTTCTTGTTGTGAATAGTCAAAGCATCCCCATTTACAATTCTCCTCTGGTATAAATAAAGATCTTATCATAGGACCTAAAGATGGATCTCTTGCAGGTATTTGTTGTAGATTTGGATTAGCATAACTAAATCTACCTGTAACTGTACCACCATCATCAGATCTAATTTGATTTATCTCTGCATGTATTCTACCTAAATGTTCATGTTTTAATATGGTATCTATGAAAGTTGTGTTGATCTTGTTAATCTTTCTAGCTTCTGCTATCATCTGCACTACAGGATTTTTATGATTAGAAAGAAAATTTTTTGTGAAGGAGGGCTCTTGTGTTTTCTCAGTTCTGTCGTATTTTAAATTTAATTTATCAAAAACTTGAGCTATTGATCTGGCGGCCCATATCTGAGGTTCTAGTCCTGTCTCTGATTTTACTTTTAACAATAGGTTTTGTTCTTTGGATGTTAGTTCTTGTTTTAATAGATTGGCTTTCTCAATGTCTACGCGCACTCCCCTTTCTCTCATCTCTACTAAACAAGGGAAGAGATCAGTCTCGAGTTCGAAAACTTTTTGAAGATCTTGATTAATTAATTCATCACTCACTTTATGCCACAACTCTAAAGTTAGCTCTGCATCTTTCTCTGCGTATGCTCCTACTTCCATAGCTGGCATTCTCCACATATCTGCTTTTGGATCTAATCCTCTTTCTTTTGCAGCTCTATTCAAAGCTGTTTCATTCTTACCTTTATTTAAAAAATGCCATGACAAAGTATTTAGTGTGTAACTAAATCTATTCTCATCAATAAGAGAGCATGCAATCATGGTATCTACAATCAAACCATTAATCGCTAATCCCATAGATCTAATCCAACATACGTCATACATTGCATTGTGAAATATTTTTGTAGCAGGACACTCCAATGTATCTTGGAACCATTCTAAAGTACGCTTTCTGTCCATATTGGGTCCTGAGCCATGTGCTATTGGAAAATAACCTGACCAACCATCTACAGCTACAGCAATACCTACAACTTCACCTGCTCCTATTACAGAGCCTGATCCTAATTTTTTTAAGTTTGGATCTCTTGTTTCTAAATCGATTGCAATTTCATCTGCTTGTCTTAGATCTGGATATTCTTTTGGTTGTACCCATTCTGTTTGTGGTAATATCATTTCATATCCTTTATCTTTTTAATTTCTAGTTCACAGTAATGTATAATCTTTTCTAAATCTTTTATCTTATCCTTTTTCATGTATCTGCAAACGTACTTCACAACACAGCCTTGAAAGAACGAGAGGTTATTTTTAGAAATAAACTCGTACGGCTGTATGTGAAAATTTTTATAATGGGATCCACCTATTTGTTTATTCTGTGGACTAACGTGGTCAAATATACTTTTGTCTGTCATAAATTATATCCTTTTCTTTTTATCTTTGCTTTCAACTTATATAAATTGTGTCTAGCTCTAGTCACTGCAACATACCAAACACGGTGCTCTTCATCTTGTTTATCAAAACTTTTCTTTATTGCTTTCTGTATTTTATCTCCTTGCTCCAATGACAGAATAACATTATCCTCTTCACCACCTTTTATAGCGTGAATGGTAGATAACCATATTCTTGCATCTTCATCAAGTCTTTCTCCTCTTTCTAATAATTGTCTAATGTAATTTTTTTCTGTAAGGTCTGCGTTGATAAATGCATCAAACCAAGAGATGGTCTTATCTAGTTTTACATCTCCAGTAAACTCTTTTATGTCTTTAAAGTATTTATCATCTAACTCTTTACCAGATTTCCAACTGTCGTAATATCTTTTTGCATTATACATTGATACTCTAAAACTTTTACCCTTTTTACTTTGAAAGTAAAGGTTAGCTTTTTTAAGTTCTTCCATTATCTTTAAAAGTGTGGATCTCGTTCTAGTTAAAATCAACCATTTACCTTTTGATAAATCTACTTGTCCTAAGTTTGATATGTACTGTGTCTCTCCCTTGTTACTATTAGGTAGATAATCTTTTATCTTTCTAGATCCTACTATTCTATTAGTGATAATATTAGACTCTTCCTGCACTGCTTTTGATATTCTTTTTGAATATTTTAAAATCTTTTCTTTGGCTGGTTCTCTTATAAATCTTTCTACGTCAGCTCCTGCCCATGCAAAGATGGCTTGGTCATCATCACCGGCTAGATATATGTCCGTTGCTTTTTGTTTTAATAAATCATACAGCTTCCATTGTAATGGAGATAAATCTTGTGCTTCATCAATAAAAACAACATCAAAGTCTTTTATCATTTTTAAAGTAACTCCTTTGATTATGTCGTTAAAATCTTTTAGCTGATTTTGTTTTTTGTATTCTATTAAATTATGATGAATGTGTTTTAGAGTATCCCAGTTTATATATTTTTTATCATGCTCGTTTCTATCAAACTCTTCTCGTATAGTTATATCTCTATTAATCGCTCTACCAATTAGTTGAAAATAGGGGTTGTCATTTGTTAAGTAATGCGTCTCTTCTTCGTTATATTTGTCAACATAGTTTACCCTTATATTTAATATTTTACCTAGATCTTCATAGTGGTAAGGCTGCATGATGTCTTCTTCTTTCAAAGCTAAAGTGTGAAAAGAAAAAGCGTGCAATGTTTGGAAGTAGGGTAATTGTTTTTCTTCAGCTGGCATTCTTTTGATTGCCTCTTGTGCTGCTTTCTTTGTAAAAGCGAAGTAACCTATTCTGTGTAAAGGCACGCCAACTCTAGCATAAGCTTTAGCTCTACTAATTAGACTATGTGTTTTACCTGTGCCTGGAGGTCCATATACTTTATAAATCAAACTATATCCTCCTTGCTTTCCATATCTATAATTTCTTCTGGAGCTTTGTCTTTCTTAAATATTTCTATAGGTAATTTTACACAACGTATTGCAGGAAAATATTTTCCGTTTTTATCTTTACCTGGATATCTTTTCTGTTGATCAAACTCACCTTTAAATAAAGTATGTAGTATGTAAGAAGTTCTTTGTTCATCTTTCTTCCATTCATTTCTTTTTAATTCATCGTAGTACGGTTGAAATTTAAAATACACATACTCATCTTCTTCTAATACTGCACCACTTGCAAATGAATTATGACTTGTAGCTCTGACACCATTTAAATATTCTTTTGTTAATTCAAATAATATTTCTCTTGGTGTGGTTCCTGAAGCCGGTTGCATGACATCTATGCTTTGCATCAGGTTATGTATCATAGGTTGGAAGTCTGTAGACTTAATTGAAGGTGGTAACATATCTGCTTGCGCAGCTATCAAAGCTTTGAGTTCTCTTTGTTCTATTATCTTTTTAATATCTTTAGCATGTATTTGAACAACAGATCCATCTGGTTTGGTTACGTTTAAATAAAATTCTGGATCAGGTTTAAAGTCTATCTTCTGTAGTCCAGATAGCATAGGCCAAGATCTAGTTAGTTGAGAAGCTATTCCGTAAGTTCTTTTAACACATTCGACTCTAGAACATTTTCTAGCGATAGGATCTTCACTACAAGTATGTCCAGCTGTATCTTTCTTCCAATCTTTTATTTTCTTTTCTACTTTAGAATCACCCCATACATTATCATAAAGCACATAATTTCTAGCAGCTTCTTTTACTTTGTCTTCCCAATTATCTTTAAACTTCTTTTTAGCAAAGACCATATAGTTGTATAGGAATCTATCTCTTTCATCAGATAATTTTTTACCATTTGTAAGATCTTTTGTTATTAACTGCAGACAAGGTGGGCCATCTAAAAACTCTGCGTGTCCTCCTGTAAGTTCTTTCGTAACTAGATTGTTTGCAATATCTTTTAATTCTTTTCTTGTTTGTAAATTTAAACCAACAACTGTAATAAATTTATCAAAATCCATTTCTTCACCAGATGGCATAAGTGCAACACGTTCTTTTTTATTAAAGTATGGTAGATTTATAAAGTTACCATTGATAGGCTTACCATCTGAATTAGTTCCTAGTTTAGTTTGTTTAGGATAAAT